CTAATACCTAGTATAGAATCTATTAGATTCTCAGATATGATCCGCCACCTACCAGCATCTAGCGGAATCCTAGCTGGAGTTCTCTTACTTAAACCTAATGGATTCGCATTAAATACTAGAGGTATCTTCACGAATTAGCTCGGCTGTGTAGTAGAAATACCGCCAGTATGGAAATTACCAGCCCAGATCAATCCAGTACTAACTAGATTCTTGCCGCCATCCAAGGCTGAAGGGAAAGTACAGCCCCAAACAACACCCTTATTCCCATTATCATCATTCAAGAGAATATAGGCTGTGGGTTCTGTACCATCTTCCTGCCTCAAGAAGTGACAAGCTCCTATGTCAAGGTCTCTATAACGAATATCTACTGAACCGCCCGACTCCTCAAAATCAGCAGCGGTATTATCATGGAACGTACAACCACGGAACCTAGCTTGAGTAACTGCCCCGTAGTCTGTAGCTATAAGCTGCACGCCCTTCGTATTCCAACAGACTTCACAATCAACTATCCAGCAGTCATCACCCTTACCATGAGTAAGAGCAGTGATCTGTGCATCTGTACCTAGCGTCATCCTCAAACCTATAGTTCCGCCCTCAATCTTAGAAGCAAAGGCACGGAATCTTCGACCACGATTTAGTAGCCCATCACCTGTACCATCACCATCACAACCAACATTGATGATAGTTACATCATCAGCTTCCTGCGTGAGTGCTGTTGCATTAGTAGTAGAAGGAGCGATAAACACGGAACCTCGCCCACCTTCTCCTATTAATGTTAGATTATCCTTAGCCCTAGCAATAGTTACAGCCTCATCATATTCTCCGGGAGCAATATGAATTGTGTCATAATCTGAGGCTTGATCTATCGCATCTTGGACGGTAGTAAATGCACTTTCCCAATTCTCTCCATCCAAGTTGGAACCATTAGGGCTAACAAAGAAATGCAAACCTCCACCAGCACCTTGTCCATTAGATGGATATACTCCACCTGCTACGATTAGCGGTCCGCTCATGTGGGTTGTCATAATCTCTCCATTTCTATTTAGTTAGAGGGATTATGAAGGGTTACTGCCGAGCCAACCCCTATGATCCGCAAACCAAATCAAGAATCGTACGGCAGCCATATACATAGCCGCTGAAGTCTTGAAGTCAAAATCGTCTGAGAACTCAACAGGCCGGCGGGTCAGAACCCACGCATCATTCAGTCGAGAATCAACCAAATGATAGGAAGTAGTATTAGTTGTATAACGCTTTACAACGTGCTTGATGGTAGGCAACCGCTTCTTGACAGCGTTATCCTGATTATCAGCAGTGAAAGGCTCAAGATCAGAACCAAAAATCTGGATAGCCTTAGACTTCTGAGTAGGATTGTAGATAACAGTATCAACCTTCATTGGAGAAGGATCGCCATTCTCATCCTTCATCAGTTCGGATAGATCAAGCAAGGCATTGATGCCCGTCAACCCAAAACCAACTTCGGTTGTCGGGCGGTTCTGTGTCGTTGTAGCACCACTACCAGGATTCAGCAATGTATGTGCTGTATGACACAGAGCAAGGCCATCAAGACCTGTAAAAGTAGCACCAGCAAAAGCATCATCAAGCAAAGCAGCAGCACGATACTCATAAGTCAAACGAGTAGCACGAGCAAGCCACTTAGCTGCCTGATTAGCCTTTCTATACTTATCATCCTCAACAGTTCGCTTAGTAATAGCGATACCAAGAGCATACTCCTTGTCAACTCCAACTACCTTATTACCGATCACTGGATCTTCAAACGTGACTTCTTCACCATCGCCACGTTCCAGCAATCTCCTAACTCCAGTTAGCTGAAGGGCTTCAATTTCAGGCCCATCCATTCTACCTGTCTTTAGGTACTGCGTATACTCCGGCTCGAACATCTGATATTCATCGCGAAAGTCACGACGAAGGCCAGGACGAAAGAGTGGAGCAAAATTGCCTTGAGTTATGATAAGCCAGTTTCCCTTTCTTAGGCTTTAAGTTCTCTAACTACCGTTAGTTTTTGTCTAGCTATGATAGCTAGTTCTCTATCCATCTTATCCATTACAGGTTTTGTCAGGCGGGTAATTTCTTGCTGAGCTTGCTCTCTAACAGCATTCTCTCTAGCAAGCAGAGAGAGTCCAAGATCACGCAGAGCAGGCTTTGCCCTATTCAAATCCTTCGCTGTGTACTCACTCGACTCTTTCTTGAGAGGAGCTGGATTCTTGGCTTTAGCCATTTATCACGCTCCTATAATTAGACTGTGGCAAGATGAGCTTCCATAAATTTGAAGAAGAACATCTTCTCAGTAATATCTACATCGACGATTTCAATACGAGTATTCGAAGCCTCAGAAATGTCAATCACCCAATCATTCGTAGCTTTGAGAATTCCGTAGACTTCATCAATATGAGACTGAGTAGGAGTAACGGGGTCTGTAGAACCGTTAACTGCCCGCCCAGAGAAAATTGTCTGGCGATTAGCTCGCCAAACTGAAACTTCAGCAACTCGGCCCGTATAAGAGGTCACGAAAGAACTATGACCAATTTCATAGCCGGGCTTACTAGCTGCCGGTTCTGCTGATACTCCAACAATAGGAGTAGGATCAGTAGAACCTTCTTCAACTGTTCCAGCACCACCAGAAGCAAAAATCAAGACAGCACCGCGCTTGAAAGTCTGAGCAGCGGTATATGTCATTGATTGGGTAACTGGAATAGTAGCGCCAGCCCATCTGGCTGGAGTAAATCGCCTACCCAATGTGGCCCCCTTTATTTAGTAAGTGCATCCTCAATTTGAGCCTTCCTAGCAGTTCTAGCCTTGCTCTCATCAATTACTGGAATTTCTGGAGTTTGTTTCTCTATTACGGCCTTCGCTTCCTTCTCTTCTTTCTGTCCTCTTGGATTATGCGCTCGATCAGCCTTTTCACGTCTTATTTCCTCGTATATCTCATGATCTTCTCTCGAACACGTCATGAAAACTACATCACCTACGATAGAACTCTCTGTACCATCTGAATGCAGTCTACGACGCTTTGCATAAGTAGTATCTATAGCAAATCCAAGTGTTTCGTGCCTAGCGACTTCTATATCATCATTTAAGACCCATTCTCCATACAGATCAGGAGGTAGATCAACTGCTAATCTATCTGCAATCTTACCACGATCAAGAACTTCTGTCATCTGTTTCTTACGTTCAGCCCTAGAAACTAGAGTTGGATTCTTCTCTTTAGTTTCTGCTATCATCTCAGCTAGGGAGCGATTGCCCGCCCCGATAACTTCGCGTTCTACTGACATTATTTCTTCTCCGTAGGCTTAACGTAATGAGCGACTTCATTTGGCTGAAAGCTATTCTCTCTTTCCCAATCTTCCTCTGTCATCTTAAGCTCTCGCATGAGCCTACGTTCATTCTCTGTATAATTCTTCTTCTCTTTCCTCTCCTGACCACGAGGAGGATCAGGCGGGCTAGACCTTAGATGTGGAGGAAGCATATCTGATACCTTTTCCTTACGCTCAGAGCTTGAAGTTAGTGTAACGCCCGGCACATCACCTGCATCTATAGCACCACGTACACCATATATAGCAGCACGAACTACATTCTCATTGATAGGCTGGCCATTTAACATATTATCTACTAAAGGTCCAGCTTCTGGATGATCTAAAATCTCTGCGAGCTTAGGATTAGCTCTAAGTCTTTTCTTAATCTTATCAAGCTCTGTTCCAGACTCAACAACCTCTTTAAACTGAACTAGAGGTTTGACTGCTTCTCGAAGCTGCTCCTGAATAAAAGAAGCTGGATCATCCCAGAATTTCTTATTAGCTTCATCTCTCGTTGGCTCAGGCTTCCTCTTAAGTCCATCTATCTGAGCCTGCATCGCTTCGAACTTCCTGCTCTGGTCTGCAATAACTGCCATCTGTGCCTGAATTACCTTATCCTTATCAATAGCTTGCCCCTTCTGTTCTTCTGTCGAGGTCGTCTCCGTATCCTGTGACTTCTTCTCCTGTTCTTGGGAAGATTCCTCGCTCTTCTCTTTTAATTCTTCCAGCGTTGCCATCTTTAGTCTCCTGTGTGTGACGTGTAGTGTATACCGACTGTGAAATCTCTATAACCACCCGTAGACCTGTCAAAACTCCCTTGCGTAAATAAAACTCCTTCATATTCTCTGCTGCTTCTAGATTATCCCTGGCGTGATTCTGTAACTGCTCTAGCAATTTCTTGAAGGGTGTCCATCCCGAGTGTTGAACCATTTCCATTAGGAGGACTACCTCCTCCGGCTCCAAGAACTTTGCTAAATCTCTGTACTGCGGGTTGAATGCCATTTCCGCCTTCTTGATTGAGAAGCTGATCTATTTCAGTTACAAGTATTCGATCTATGTTTCGTATCTCGAAAGTTTCTAAAAGCTGCCGCGTTACTTCGTTAGCTGCGAGCAAGCCTTTTCGCAGGATTACAGTAGTTAGTTGTGGATTACCTTGAGAGAGTTGTAAAAGAGATACAAAATATTGCTGCATTATGGTGGTTATCTGTGCAAATGACTGCCTATCTACCAAGCGATTTGATCGAGAATTTGTAGCTCCTAGCTCAAAGATCAGGCCACGACGAATTACATCTATGGGAGCCGATAGAATCTGCTGGACTACCTGACCACCTGGAGCTGTTTGGTAATAGTCTGCATCCCGGCTTCCAAAACGCTTAATATTAAGAAATACATCCATAAACAACTCACCAAGAGCGTGCTTTATGTTATCCATCGCATAGTCAAACTTCTTATTACCCTCCTGAATTCTAGCTAAATCTCCAGTTGCGGTGCCGGGAGTTCCTACAGTAGGCATACCAAGTGTAACTTCATTAACTCCAGACCTTTGCTGGGATATAAGCATTACAGCTTGTTCATTAGCAAACGACGACTGATAAACTTCACCCATCTGTATAGCACTAACATGAGTCATATCATCTACGAACCACATCTTGCCCGGAAAGATGGGCTCCTTTGGCCCATACCCAGACATTTTGTGAACTACAAACATCCTCATGTTTGCTATAGTAGCATTGTCAAGCCGCTGTCTATGTATAGTAGTAGATTCACGCTGGAACTGTTCATTCTGCTTACAGATTCCTATACCTGCCCACCTATGTTCAACACGAATGTAATTAGCATATTTATATGGACGAGAGAGATCATCTCTCCAGTTATGCCTAACAGCTAGCAATTTCTCTGACTGTTCGTGATACAGAACTTGTATTTCTTCATCCTCTTTATCTTGGTCTATATCAAAACCTAACCAAAGCTCATCAAAGTCTATTCTTCTAGGAAATACTGGAACTTTTCGTTCAAGAGCTTCTTGATTCTGGGTGGCATCTTGCCCAGAATTCATATCTGTAGCACCTGTAGCTGCCATAAAAAATGCAGCTAGATCATCATATATTCCCTCATAAAACATACCTGAATTTTGATGGATGAGCACTTCATAAGGAGATATAGAGTGTTCTTCTCCAACCCACGGTGCTAGTTGTGGGTCTTGAGAAGTAAATGGCATCAAGAAACGAGGCCCGGCAATCACTTCCAACGTTGGTCCATCACGTATTGTAACAGGAAACTCAATTTCTGTATCTCCTACAGTTCGTATTGCCTTTCTTTGTATCTTCTCATATCCAGACTTACCAGTTCCCGTCCCAAACTTAGTGGTTTCTAATATAAAGTCCTCAATCGGTCGGCGGGCTTTTACTTCATTCTTCAAGACATGATCCATGTATCTCTCTAGAGATGGATCAGCGTCAGGAGGCAAACCATCCATCTTTAGCTTAACAGAAACCATAGGATCAACTGCGAATAGCATTGTTATCATTCTAGCATTAACAGCCTCTACTGCTATAGCTGTTAGCGGAATGATTATATTAGAGGCTCCCCGGAAAGGAAAAGTCCTAACCTCTGTAGTAGGCTCTGCCCAATAATCTCGCTGCCAACGCTCATATCTTTCGATATAAGGTCCACGCTCGGCTCGATGATTGAACAGTTCTTCCTTAAGATACGAAATTAAACGAGCTTTCGTATCTTCATCCAGGTGTACTAATCTAGGGTATTCAGCCACCTTTTAGTCTTTCTTAGTAGATTCTAAGGCTGCGGCCCATCCGGCCTTTCTAAACCAACCTGCTACTGCCATCAATCCACCAATCACCACTAGAATATGAGGCCATGCTTGTTCTACTAAAGAAACTAGTACCTTGATAGATGCAAATATATCTTGATCTGAGGCACCTAGCGATATAGCACCGATAGCAGCAGTTGCAACTCCTAAGTTAGTTACCTTACCCTTTAATAGAGAACCGACTTTAGGTAGGACCAGTTTCCCCACCTGAGCTAGTATTGGTCCTAGAATTGGAAGTGCCATTTTTCTTACCTCTCACTAAAGGAATAATTCGAGCCGCACCATCTATTATAGTTTTCCATGCAACTTCAGCGACTTCTCGTGATACGAAAAAAGAGCCAGCACTTATTAGAACTATAGCCATGAGTAGAAGGATTAATAATATCCAGACTCCTATAACCTGCAATGCTAAGAGAACCACAGCAGATAGAACTAAAATAGCAGAGAAGCCTACCAAAACAAAGCCAAAAATAGAAGTTTCTGCCTTCTTATATATTCTATCATGACTTTCTCTAGGTACGGCTCTCTGTGTGATGATGGTAGTAGCTAAGTTCTCTTTAAGACTCATTTCTTCTCCTCAACCTCAACTTCGGGCCAAGCTCGGACACTTTCTATCGTCTGCTGTACATTAGGTCCTGAATGATGTGTCCAAGGAATTTCATCATCTTCTACCATCTTCCTGAGCATATCGAATTGCCGGGCATCTAACAAAAACTCAGAAGAGCTTTCGCTAGAGAGCGCCCGCCTAAATTTATCTCTATCTCTCGGAGCCTCTATAGACATAGACTCAAGGACATGACCTATTGAATTTGCTATCTTCATATTGTCATATCCCTTGGCATGTTTACCAAATGAAGCTCTGAAAGCATCATAGGTAATCTCAAATGTCTCTGCTGTTAATTGACACTTTCGCATTTTAGCCATTATTGTATCCTTATAAGACGAGTATTTATTTCCTCTAATCTGCCTTGAATCTGATCTATCTTCTTAGATAAATTTGT